GTAAGGTTTGACGACGCACCCGCCGCTGTTACTACTGCTGGGACTGCTTGCCCAAGCACTTTATATGCACTTGCCATTTATTTTCCTTTGCTTGGTTAAGCGCCCATTGTTAGGAACGCGATATTGGTTACATCACTTGCTGCTGCTAGTTGACCTGAAACGCCATGAACATCCGCTGTGGCATCAAAGTGAGCCTGCATATCTGTCATGTCTTGTGCTGAGATTACGTGGCGCACTACGGCGCCAGTACGGTGAGCCTGTGGGGTTGTGCTGTTGTAGCCACGAGTTATCGTAAAAGTAGTTGCTGCCGTCTTGGCCGTAACCAATACCAATTCCTCAGCCGCTGCGTTGTAGTCAAGGGCAAGTACGAATGGGTAGTTAGTTGGGAAACCGACAGCCGTACTGAGGATGATGCTGGTAACGGATGAGTTGATATTTCCGTTGATAGTTGTATCTTGCGCTGTGGCGCTGTAATAACGTTGTGGCATTGGCTATCCTCAGCTTGTGTAGTGGGTACGAGGTGGGTACTGCTCTTGAAGGCGACGTACTTCCACGAGCAAACGCTGGTTGTACATCTGTTGTAGAACTCGTCCGACATTGGCTGCTGAGCCAATTGGATCATTACCCTGTAAGGCATCTGCTTCAGCAGTTGCGGCAGGTACGCGACCCATATCCAAGTACATCGCTGTACGGTAGGCAGCACCAAGGATGATTACTTCACGGGCTGACTCTGAGAGTCCGGTCATAGTGAAGTCATCTGTGTCGTAGGTAAGGGTGGTTGGCTTCTTGGTGTAAGTAACCATGACGGTACGACCAGGAATGATGCCCTCGCGGATGGAGATAGTTTTACCTGAACCCCATGTGGTTGGGTTAGCCATACGGTCAATACGGTAATGGCGCACTGGTAGCCATTCCTTAGAAGGGCCAATGGTCTGCCATGAACAACCGAGAACATCTACTGCTTCCTGTGGAAGCACATAGGTTGTAACAGCTGCCTGCCAAGTAAAGGTTGTGTAGAAAGTACCGAACAAATCTGGGTAGACGCCATCAATGGCAAGGTTTAGATTTCGGCGGATAACACTTCTCGGAAAGGAAGGCGAGATTGTTACACGGGTACCAGCGTCGTGAGTGGTAGCCGTGGTGTCACGAAATCCTCTGCCATAAGCAGGGATGGTTGCCGTATTTGTAGTACGGTCAAAGGAATCTACCCAGATTAGTTCATCGTCAATTTCAACCAAACCACGAGTTAACACAGTGCCATCGGCAACTACGAATGTGGTATCGGTTGAACCAATAGGAGCAAGCAGGTAAGTAGCCTGATCCTGACGATTGGTATAACCCGTTAGGGCAAGGTTGGTTTCATCAATAAGATTTACAAATGTACTCACGAAGTAATCCTTCTTGCCGCTTCGGCTTCGCCAAGTCCAGTTGTGCCAGCAAGGGCATTGAACGCACCTGGAGTGTCGTAGTAATAATTCTTTCCACCGTTGCGGAAAGCATAAATCTGATTAAGGGCATCAATACCACGGCTGTATCTTTTACCTGTGACGTTAAAAGCCCAAACGTTTGCAGCACCATTGAAGTCAAGCTGCGGTACATCGTTGAGGAGTGTACCTGCCAACCGATTCAAATGGTAAACAGTAGTTCTGCCATCCGTTAATGCCATATCAGATCCTTTCTAAAATTGGTTAATTACTTAGTTCCGCCAACGCCTTCATACTGACCGTATGGATCTTGTGGCTTACCTGTTAGTTTGTCGCTGGCCTTGCCGACCATGCTGCTATTGCAACCGCACTCTACGCACATATTATTTACCCTTCTTTGCTGGTAGGACTTTCTTAAGATTTGGGTTAGCCTTCTTTGCAGATGGGCTTGCCTTACGAGTAGAAGAAGCAAGGATCGCTCCAGCTGACTCCATTGAAACACCGGACTTCTTGGCAATTGACTTCTGCGCTGCGGCGAAGCCCATGCCCTTCTTTGCTGCTGCCATTTACTTACCCTTTTTCTTTGCTAGGATTGCCTTGCCTTTAGCAAGTTCGCGAGCCTTTTCCTTCTTTGGCTCAGCCTTCTCGGCTGCTGCATATGCTGCTTTATCTGAGATTTTCTTTTTTGTCATTGCCATTAGACAACTCCCGCTTCTGTAAATGACTTTGCAGTCTGTTTGGTTATTTTGCTTGTCGCTGGCATTACGTCAGCGTTATATGCCTTGCCTAGAGTTTCGCTTGCCTGATGGGCTTCACGAATAGCCTGAGTTGATGTACCCGCAGGTTGAATACCCTGCGCTCTTGCATCGCGGTAGGACTGAAGTTCCTTATCCCACTTCTTTTGGGACATAGAATCGGCTCGTCCTGCGTCGCCGGTGTTAAGCTCTAATGTGCCGAGTTTGCAAGCAAAGCAACCGTCAACATAATCGCTATGGTTAAAATGATCCGATGGTGTTTCCTCATAAACGAATGGGGTGGCACTAACTTTCCCGCAAACTGAGCAATCGTATTCAACAGGGACACTATTGTACTTGTCATCCATTCCCCATTTACTTACCCTGCTTGTATGTTGATGTTGCATTTTTAACTTCCTCAAAAAAAACTAGGTTACGTTGGATACGGTCATTCTCTGGACCGTTAGCCTTTACCGCTTCTCGTGTAAAGGTTATTGCTTCATCAATGTGCTTGAGATTGTAAGCAGCGATTCCTGCAAGGTCGTAGGCTTTCCAGTCCCAAACTGCTGATTCGTAGCAGTAGTGGTTGGAGCGAGGAGACTCCAGAGCGTTGAGAGCAGCATCTAGGCACCGCTGCCATTCTTGCTTTCGGTAAGCATCCATTGCAACACCGAACTGCGGCTCACCCTGCAAGGGAAGAATCTCTGCTCCTTTGTCGTACCACATACGAGCAGTTTCTTCTTGGCCAAGTTGATGCGCTGCTTCTCCTGCCCATCGGCAGACCGCAGCACTTTCAACATCCCAGCCCTCGTTCTCTAACTTGCGTTCAGCTGCTTTGATAACATCTTCCCATTTGGAGTAGAAGAAGTATTCTCTGCACATATAAGTCCACATACGTGGATCTTGGGGAAACTCTTTGACTGCCATTTCTAGCAGTTCTAGGTATTGACCGCGAGACTTGGTATTATCTGGCAGATGCTCAATAACAGCATCGCGTATGTCGCAGTCAATTGTTTGGTGTTTGCCGTAAAAGATATTTACTTCGTGGCATGGATACTTCCATGTCCAGTTCCAGCGGGAGTGAAGCCGATCTCGTTCCCACTTGTTGGCATCAGTTTTCATGCTGATCCAACCTAGGTCAGCACCGGCTTTCCACTTCTTCCGCACCTTCTTGAAGAAGTCTGGGGCTGGTACTTCGTCCAAGTCCAAGATCAGACATACATCTGCATCTTCTGGCACCAACGCTAAGGCCGCATTACGAGCCATATCAAACCTAAATGGCTTGATGTTGATTTGGTGGACTGTTACTCCCAGCTTTTTAAGCGCTTCTTGTGTGCCGTCCGTGCTACCAGTATCAGCAACAACAATGTAGTCAGCACCAGCACAGGCTTTCGCAAAACGTTCCGCATGAAGAATCTCATTCTTTGATATTGCATACACAGCAATCTTCATGGTATAAGCGTATCACATACCGCCAAGCATAAGGATGTCATAGAGGTTGGCTGCGCCCGTGGCGCCAGTGCTACCTGTTGAGCCAGTAGGTCCAGTTGGGCCAGGGACTGTGCTTGCAGCACCAGTGTTACCAGTTGCTCCTGTATTACCCGTAGCACCTGTAGCACCAGTATTACCATTAACGCCAATAGTTCCGTTAGTACCTGTTGGCCCAATAGGACCAGTCTGACCCGTGTTACCCGTGGCACCTGTGTTGCCTGTGTTGCCTGTGTTGCCTGTGTTGCCGGTATTTCCGTTGGCACCAGTAGGACCTGTTGGACCCGTTGCGCCAATATTGCCAGCAACTGCAAAGGTCCATGCAGAAAATGTTCCGCTGCCGTTAATCAAATCTGCTGTGATAATAAAGGTTCCGCCGCCAACATAAGTGACAGGGCCTTCTAACCAGTTTGCTGGGATAGCGGTGTAAATTGCTCGTGCGCGTTGGCCTGCAACAAATGCGCCAGAATCCGCGGTAAGAGTGAATGTCTTGATACCTGTGCCGATAGTAACTGTTGAAGTAGATGTTACCCCTGAGTAACCAGGACCTGTATTGCCAGTATTACCCGTTGCACCCGTATTGCCAGTATTACCTGTATTACCTGTATTGCCCGTAGCGCCAGTATTACCAGTTAATCCAGTAGGGCCTGTAGGGCCTGTTGTACCTGTGACTCCGATAGCTCCTGTTTGACCAGTGTTTCCTTGGGAACCTGTATTGCCTGTGGCTCCTGTGTTGCCGTTTGCTCCAGTTGGTCCAGTAGGACCAGTAACGCCAGTAGCACCAGTGGCGCCAGTATTACCATTAGCACCAGTATTGCCTGTAGCACCTGTCGCTCCTATCGCTCCTGTGTTGCCTTGAGCGCCGGTGTTGCCTTGCGCTCCTGTGGCTCCAATTGCTCCTGTGTTTCCAACTGCGCCAGTTGGCCCAGTAATTCCTGTGGCTCCAGTATTTCCCTGAGCGCCTGTTACACCAATAGCACCGACGGCACCGTCAAGGTTAACTGTCCAAGATGTGTATGTTCCGCTACCAACAGTTTTAGTAACGTTAAGCGTTATTACTCCAGTGCCTGATACATAAGCACTGACATCGCCTACAAAGTAGGCCGAAGATGAGTTGGCAACAATGACCGACTGCTGAAGTGAGTATGAAAGCCCTGCACCAATGGTCAGGCTTACTGAGCCTGATGCTGGTAAAGATAGGAATGAGACCGAGCTGGTCTGGTATTGATCGCCAATGGGACCTTGTGGACCAGTATTACCCGTAGGACCTGTATTGCCCTGAGAACCCGTGTTGCCGGTATTACCTGTATTACCAGTCGCTCCAGTGTTTCCAACGGCTCCTGTAGGCCCTGTAGGGCCTGTAATGCCCATTGCACCGGTGTTGCCTACGGCACCTGTTGGGCCTGTCTGACCTGTTACGCCTTGTGCGCCTGTAGGACCAGTGTTGCCTTGTGAGCCAGTATTACCTACTGCGCCAGTTGCACCTGTTTGGCCAGTTACTCCTGCTGCCCCAGTGGGTCCAGTAGACCCTGTGACTCCAGCACTACCTGTAGGTCCACTAGCACCTGTGGATCCTGTGACGCCGATAGCGCCTGTGCTGCCTGTATTTCCTTGGGATCCAGTACCGCCAGTCTGTCCTTGGCTTCCTGTACTACCTGTGGGTCCTGTAACACCTGTGTTACCTACCGTTCCTGCATAGCCCTGTGGGCCTTGTGGGCCGATGGGTCCTAATTCTACAATATCAAGTTGAGTTGTAGAGATGTCATAAACGTTAGTTGTGACTGGAATTTCTACAACTGAGATGCTATCTGGTGTGACTGTCATTAGTGGGTCACGCTCACATTCACAACAAATGTACCCTGAAGGATCTTGTAAACAGTACCGTCTGTGTTGTTAGTAAGATTGAGGTCGTACTGGTATGTACCAGCTGTAAGTGCTGATGTCTGAGCAGCTGATAAATGTAGGTTGACACGGCCATAGGCGGCATCAATTGTGGCATTGCCATTAGATGTTGAAAGTTCAACAATAAGAGCCGTATCGCTTGCTGCTCGTACCTGCATATCTGCTGAGTAGTTTGCAAGGTTTACTGGCACTCCGCCAATCTTCCAGACTGGCTTAAGGTCAAAGGTAGTGCCTTGATAAACTGTGAGGTTGTATCTACCTGGATTCATCAGGACTCCTTAGACGGTTGTAATGTTTGCGCCGTAACCAGCGTTAATCAAAATTGTTCTCTCTGGGGCGGTGATGATGTACTCATGCCCGCCGAGGTAGCAGTAGTCTGCCGCTTGCGTTTCATCCACGCCTGGTGTACGAATTGATCTAACCGTGGTGCCGTATACAAGAATCGTATTCGCACGAGCGATTCTATAACGCCAGAACAATCGCGTAAAGCCCGCTGGGCCTTCATCCACCGTAGGTGGCTTAAACATGTATGCCATTGTTCTCCTTATTAGGTGATAAGGGTGGGAGTGTGACTTTGTTTCAAGTCGTGCTTAACCCCACCCTTACCGCTACTTCAAACTACGCTGTGTGGATTGAAGATGTTGATTCAATACGAACGAGTGATGGCTCACGGTAACGTGCCCATCCAAGTACGCCGTACCATCCGATTGGACGGAAACGCATCAACTTGTCAACGATTGGTCCGAAGATGACATGTGGCTCTTCAGCAACTGCCTCTGCGAGTGCCTGC